ACATGAAAGCTAAATTGATACAAGTACTAGACCTATTAAAAAAAGTGGCTCTATGGTCCTTTAAAGTAGCTTTAAGAGGCATTAAAGTATTAACAGAAGAAACTATTGTAGTTCTTCAAGCATTAGATACATTACTAACTAAGGAAACAGCATAATGGCTATATTACAAGATATCGTAGATGTTTTAACACCTAAAGCAACTACAGCAGATGCTACAATAGAAACTCAAGTAATTCAAGATCCTATTACAAAACCTTTCCCAGCTAATATTCTTAGAAATGATATTGCTTGGGAAACAGCAATCACTGGTGAAACAGAAGCAGTTATTCACGCTACAGAAGACTAGTATGAAAATACTATTTGCTTTATTGCTATTAGTTATATCTTCATATGCTAATGCAGTAGAGTATATGGTGATGCAATATAACGAGAATGTTCGTATTGTACTCTCTAAAGAGAAGTGTGATACAAAAGGATTTAAAGCAGTAGCCCAAAGAATAGATAAAGAAGTTATGAAAGCTTGTTGGTCTGCTAATGGTAACAAGATACATATTCAATGGGAAGGTGGAGACTTTAGTGAGTTTCCTGTTGATAGATTTGAACCTGTGGAGATTAAAGAATAATGGGTATCATTGATTCAGTATTAAGTATTGGTTCTACCATATTAGACAGGGTTATCCCCGATAAGAATGCTAGAGATGCTGCTAAAGAAGAACTAGCTCGTGCTATTAATGAGCAAGACTTTCAACTTGCTTTAGAACAAATTAAAGTAAATGAAGCAGAAGCTTCTTCTGATAATCTATTTAAATCAGGTTGGAGACCAGCAATAGGCTGGGTATGTGGTATTGCATTCTCACTACACTTTGTATTCTTTCCTATTCTAGATTGGTTCTTAGTACTCTTTGGTCATACAGCAATTGTTATACCATTTGACATGTCTACCCTTATGACAGTGTTAGGTGGCCTCTTAGGTTTAGGTGGTTTAAGAACCTTTGAGAAAATGAAAGGTGTTGCATGAATTTAAGCGAACACTTTACATTAGAAGAATTAACACACTCAGAGATTGCTGAACGTAATGGTTTAGACAATACTCCTAATGAGGAAGTCAAAGCTAACCTAGTTAGATTATCACGGATGTTAGAAGAAGTTCGTAGAACTTTAGGTAGACCAATTATGGTTAACTCTGCTTATAGATCACCAGCAGTTAATACTGCAGTGGGAAGTAAACCTACAAGTCAGCACTGTAATGGTTGTGCTGCTGATATTAAAGTACCAGGCTTAACACCTGATAACATTGTTAACGAGTTACTTAAAACAAACCTTGAGTTTGATCAACTTATTCGAGAGTTTGATTCATGGGTACACATATCCATACCTAACAAGTTTGCAGACAAACCACGCAAACAAGTATTAATAATAGATAAAGCTGGCACGCGTCCATACTAATGCTATGAAACTTATTACTGTTGAAACGTGTAAGGCAGTCTACAGAATGCTAAGTGACTTGCCACCCTTCAACAAGTATACGTTACCAAGACCTTCCGAGATAGAATTTTTAGTAGTAGATGATCCATCTATGTATGGTCAATATATACCAGAACCTCATATTATTACTGTAAGTACAGCTAAGATGAGTCATTTACAAACCCTTGAGAAAACAATGGCACATGAAATGGTGCATCTTATTTTATACCTTCAGGGTAAAAGATATGAGCTTCATAATAAAAACTTCTATAAACTAACATATCAAATAGCCGAAATCTACGGCTGGGAACCCAAGGACTTATAATGGTAGAACACGAACACTTAAGTGATGCAACTAAACATGTAATTGATGGTGCATCTATTGCTACAGCAGTAGGAACTATGATGCAAGTATTGCCTGCTATTGCAGCTTTATTTACAATTATATGGACAACTATTCGCATTTACGAAACAAAGACAATACAAAGACTATTAGGAAAACATAAGGACTAATATGGCTACTTCAGGAACAACTACATTTACAGTTACAAGAGATCAAATTATTGAATCTGCTTTACGTAGTTTAGCAGTTCTTGAAGAAGGTGCTCAACCATCAGCTACAACTTTAGAAAATTCTTCTTTCTCTTTAAATCTTATTTTAAAGAAATGGCAATCAGAAGGTATTAAATTGTGGACTATAGTTGAATATACTTTACCATTAGTTCCTAATCAAACAACTTATACAATAGGACCTTCAGCAATCTATGATTATAATGCTGATAAACCTTTAAGACTTATACAATGTTTTTTAAGAAACTTATCTAACTCTACTAATTCAGTTGGTAAAATTTCTTTAGTATCTTCAGGTTCAGGGTATTCATCAATTGCTAGTAATCCTGTCTCTGCTATAGGTGGACTAGGTTCTGGTGCATCTTTTAATTTAACTTTTGGTGGTGATGTAACTTTAGGAACTGGTTATGTTACTGGTGTTCAGCTTGCTAACACAGGTGGAAGCTCATACTCTGTTGGAGATATATTAACAATGCAGGGTGGTGCTTATACAACACCAGCAACTATAAGAGTAGACTCTCTTTTAAATGTAAATACAGATATGCCAATGACTATTATCTCACAACAAGAGTATAATATTTTAGGTAGTAAACAATCACAAGGTAACGTAAATACTGTATACTATAAACCTTGGAGAGATTACGGAGAAATAAGTGTATTCTTAACTCCTAATACTTTTACATCTACAAATTATAATTTACATTTGTTTGTACAAAGACCTATTGAAGATATTACAAGTTCTAATCAAAACTTTGATTTTCCATCAGAATGGTTCCTAGCTCTTAAATGGGGTCTAGTTGCAGAACTTGCTTCAGACTATGAAAAGACTTTACAAGATAAACAATACTATGAACAAAGAGCAAATCAACTTAAACAAGAGTTAATGGATTGGGATATTGAATGGTCATCTACATTCTTCCAACCAGATGTAAGAGCAGGATTTAATAGAAGCTTCCGTTAATGCCTATTCTTAATGTCCCCTTAGCTACCCAGTTAAAACTCCGTACTAATAATACTAGTAAGGATTCTAAGATGGTTAACTGTTATAAAGAAACATTGCCTGATAATAGAGTACTTGTTGTTAAACGTCCAGGTAAAAAACTTTATGAAATGTCTCCTGCTCTTCCTAATTCAGGACAAGGGCTTTGGACATATAATAATAACTTATATGCAGTAGCCGGAAGTAAACTATATACAGTTACTAATAATACTTCAAATCTTTTATTATCAGGTTTAAGTGGTGAAAATATTAGTTGGGTTAATACTTTAGATACATCTCCTCCGCATCCTTACATGGTATTCCATGATCAAGTTGCTGGTTATTGTATGAATTCTTTAGGTGTTATTACTAATATGGGTATGCAAATTGCAGGAGTAACTTTAGTAAGTGGTGGTACTGGCTATCCAGCTACAGGTACCTTTACTATTACAGGGTCAGTTGGTGGAAGTGGTGCTACAGGAACTTACACAGCAGATGGTGGTGTTATTACTTATTTAACATTAACTGATCCTGGTTCTGACTATGAAGGTACTTTAACTGTAGTCTTTTCAGGTGGAGGTACTGCTGCATCAGCAGATGCTTATTTAAATGCTTTTCCAGCAAACCCAGTACCAGGTTTAGTATACCTTGATGGTTATGTATTTGTTATGGATTCTAAAGGTCAAATATGGCAATCAGGAAATGAAAACCCAACCTATTGGGGTCCTTTAGATTATACTTCTGCTAAGTCAGAAGGTGATACAGGCATGGCACTTGCTAGACATCTTAATTATATTATTGCATTTAAACAATGGACATCAGATTTTTTCTATGATGCAGGTAGTGCAGTAGGATCAGTACTAGCAATTAACCAGTCAGCCCATATGGAAATTGGTTGTGCAGATGGTAATTCAATACAAAATCCAGAACAAACTTTAATTTGGATGGGTAATGTAGTTGAAGGAGGTAGAGGCATTTATATGATGGAAGGTTTACAACCTAAAAAAGTATCTACTAAGTCTGTAGAAACATTTTTAAATGCAAGTGACTTATCTGGTGTATATTCTTGGTTATATAAAATAGCAGGACATACACTTTATGGTCTTGTATTAACAGATCAAAATATAACTTTAGTTTATGACTTAGCTGAAAGCGAATGGCATATTTGGACTACAAGTAAAGATTTTATTAATGGTAGTGAGAACTATTTTGAATGTTCTTTTGTAACACAATTTCCATTTAACAGTAATCAATTTTATGTATTAGATGCTGTTAATGGTTTAATGTTTACTATTAGTCCTAATTTTTATGTAGATCCTTTTGGACCTATTAGAATGCGTATTGTTACAGATCGTATGGATTTTAATACATATGCATTTAAAACTGGGTATGCTCTTACTATATTTGGTGATAACGTTAATGATTCGTTACAAGTTAGACATACTGAAGATGACTATACTCACTGGTCTAAATATAGAAATATAGATTTAAGTTTACAAAAACCTTGTTTATATCAATTAGGTAGGTTTAGACGTAGAGCTTATGAATTTTTATATACAGGAAATAACCCATTACGTTTAGAAAAAGTAGAGTTTAACCTTAACGGAAGATTAGATCCAAACGCAGAATAATGAATGTATTAATAGTACCACAAGACGATATAAATAAAGTATTTCCAATAGTAAGAGATTATTTAGATAAAGCAGCTAAACTTTCAGGAGGTCGTTATACGATCGAAGAAGTTTATGAAAATGTTAGATTTAATAATCAACAACTTTGGATTGCTTTTAATGACACAGAAATAGTAGCTTCGGCTGTAACTGAACTTATTTCTTATTCTAAAATTAAAACTTTAGTTGGTCATTTTATTGGTGGTAAAGATTTAGAATCTTGGAAACAACCTATTGTAGATGCTATGGCTAAGTTTGCTAAAGCAAAAGGTTGTGATAGAATTGAATTTATGGGTAGACGTGGTTGGGGTAAACCTTTAAAAAAGATAGGTTGGCAAGAATCATATCGTGTTTATGAATATTTTTTGGAGAAGTAACAATGTTTAAAATGATTAACATATTTAATTGGGTAACTGCTTTAATAGAAGCATTCACTTTCTATGGTGGCGGTGGTAAAGGTGGAGGCGGAAGCTCTCAACAATCATCTTCTACATCTGAATCTAAAGACTTCTTTGGTGTAGGTACAAGAGCAAAATATGAAGATCTTTTATGGAACTATATTTCAGGAGATCCTGCAACAATGAATTCTATGAAAAATTCAACAGGGTTTCAACGTGGACTTGATACAGGTAGAGAGCAATTAAATAGAAACTTTGCTGCTACGGGAGTTGGACCTACTGGTTACCAAAATATTGCTTTACAAGGCTTTGGTAATGACTATTTCCAAAACTATAGAAATAGTATGATTTCTGGTTTAACTGCTCCATCAGGAGCTGGTTTAAGTTTAGGTAATAGTTCTACATCAACTGGATCTGGGTATTCTCAAGGGGCTAATCCTTTTTATCAATTAGCTGGTACCTTAGGGTCAGCAGCTATCTTTAGATCTCCTGCCTGAGTATAAAGATGCAGTACACATGACTAATACAGGGTACGTTGTAGACTACTATAAGTTACCAATTTAATTAAAGGATATTACTATGGCTTCGTATGGCTGGGATGTTAATGAGAGCTTAATGACTGGGATGAAGATTGCTCAATATTTTCAAGAAAAAGAAGATAGAAAAGCAAAGATGGATATGTATAATAAAATCTATCATCCTGAAATGTTTGAAAGCAAAGATAAAGAGTCTAAACCTATGGCACCTACAGGTTTTGCCCAAGAGCCTTCTAAACCTTCTAACTATGAAAAAGGTACAGGGTTTGATGGCCAAGAAACTATGATGCCTAAGGGTGCTATGTCTATGACTGATGCTGAGACTGGTGTTCAAACTAGTGGTTTAAAACCACAAGAACCTGTTTTAGATACGTCAGCTCCTACAGGGTTTGCTACGGATACAAATACAGATTATACTCTTACATCTCCTTATAATACTAATGAACAAACAGGAACTGAAAGTCCTGCTAATATGCCTTATGGTTTTGGTGCTATCCCTAAAAGTTATCAACCAGATGAAGGTATAGTTGATACTGCTCCTACACAAGACGTTCCAACTACTGAAGCAGCCCCTGAAAAACAATCTAGTTTTTATGATAAAACTATTGCTGAAATTACAGACGCTGAAACAAAAGTAAATGAACATCAAGATCAATTATCTAAAGTTAAAAAACTAACAGATCAATTACGCAGTAAAGGTTTTTTTAAAGATGCTGATGCTTATGAAGAAAAAGCTTATGAGATTCAAAAGAATTTATATGAATCTACCGATACTTATTATAAAACTTTAGGTAAAGCTAATGATCTAAAAGCTAGTTTAGCTGATGCTTATTTAGCTAATGTTAAAAATGGTATGAATCCTGATGTTGCTTGGAATCGTACTATGATGCAAGCTAGAACTTGGGGTATTCCAGGTATAGAACAATATGCAAAGATTAAACCTGAAGAACGTGATCTTTTAGCTAAAAGTATTATTAATGAGTCTACATCTATTAAAGAAAAGATGAAAGCTGATCAAGCTGCTAAAAAATTAGAATTCCAAAATGATAAGTTTAATAGATCTTTTGCACTTAAAGAACGTGTTAAAAATGAAGAGCTTCGAATTGCTGGTGCTAAACAAAACTTAGCTGAACGTAAGTATGATAAAGAGGAAGTAAAAACATTCTTAAATGAATCTCATAAACAAGTAGCTTCTTTAAGAGAAGACCTTAAAGCTAAGCAAGCTCGTTATGACAAAGTCCGTGAAGTTAAATACTTTGTTGATGAGACTGGTGAAATTATGGACGATGAAGCTAAAGCTAAAGAACTTAGAATTTTAACAGATGATATTGGTAGTTTAACTAAACTCATTGAAATGGAAGATTCTAAAATTAAAACTTATGGAACTTACTTAGAACCTAAAGATATAAAAGATTCTAAAGAAGCTGTTAAAAATAGTACTACAAAGGATAATACAAAACCTACTAACAATAACTTTGTGTTTACTAACAAAGCTAATACAAGTATTCGAAAGGATTACGTAGATTTTATGAATAAAACAACCGATATGGAAAAAAGAAAGCTAGCTGAAAAGCATGCAATAGAACAAGGTTGGGTCACTCGTAAGTAATACTATGGAAAACATTTTCGATACTGCTGTATCTGATTATAATGTTGACAAGTATTTGGATTTTTTAGCTAAGGCTGAAGGAGATCCAGATTACAATACCATTGTAGGTGGTGGTAAGTTTAACGATTATTCTAAACACCCTGGAGTCGTTGGTGTAACTACCAAGGAAGGACCAAGCACGGCTGCTGGTCGTTGGCAAATTACTAAGACTACATATGAAGACAAAGCACCTAAATTAGGTATTACTGATTTTGGTCCTGAAAGTCAAAAGAAAATTGCAGTAAAACTCATCGAAGATAATAATGCTTTAGATGATGTTAAAAATGGAGACTGGGATGCCGCTAACGCAAAGTTAGGTAAAGTCTGGGCAAGTCTTCCATCAAGTAACTATTCACAATCAAAAAGATCACCCGCGTGGGTTGAGGAAAATTTAAAAGCTACAATGACTGCAGACAATGCTGTTACCAAAGCTGATGAAGCACAACCTCAACAGGTGTTAGATCGGCCTAGTTCTGCTGACACTATTAGTTCTGCAGATACTTCGAAAGAAAATGAAAACTACTTTGATAAAGTAGTAAATAAACCCTCTTCTACTAACTACTTTGATAATCTAATAGAAGGAAAACTTACTAAACGTAAAACCTCTTCTTACCCAGGCTATGTACCATTTGAAGGTGGTGCCGCTGAGGATATAGATACTGTTAAAGCATTTACTAAAGGTGCATTATCTTCTGCAGGTAAAGCTATTCCTGCACTACCAGCTATGACGGCTGGAGCAGAGCTATTAGGTACTGCTGGAACTTTAACTGGTGGACCTGCAGGAGGAATAGCAGGAGCTATAGTAGGTGGTGTTACAGGTTTAATTGCTGGTGAAAAAGCAGTTGAAAAAATGTATGATGAGTTTGTACCTGAGAAGTTTAAAGAGTTTACAGGATATGATACTAAAACTCGTGAGGCTGAACAAGCTGAACATCCTGTAGCTACACGTCGTGGTGAGCTTGCTGGTAATGCTGTATTATTTAGACCTGGGTTTTTAAATCCTATTAAACTAGCTAGTGGTAAAGAGATTGGTACTTGGACTCAAAGAGCTTTATTAGGAGGAGCTGGTGGTGCATTTGAAGCTGGTTCTGAATTAGCATCAGGTGAGAAGTTAGATCCTCAAGCAATTAAAGAAGCTGCTTTATTTACTGCAGTAGCCGCTAAACCTACTACTTTGACTACTCATGCAGAGAAGTTAGCTACAAACATTATGACTAAGCTTAAACTTCCTACGTTTGAAAAAGCTATGTCTGCTGCTACAGAAGCAAAACCTAAACCCCAAGCTGAGTTTAAATTACCTGATGAGCCTATGCCAGCAGAAATATTAAGCCCAGCTGATGCGGAAGCTAGGCAAGGTAAATTATTTACACCTGAAGAAGAAACTGTTATTGCTGAAAAAGACAGACCAATTAAAGCTTTATTTAAAACAGGTCAAGACATTATTAAAAACATTAGAGAGTCTGCTATTTGGAAAAATACAATTGAGCAGTTAGTTCCTGATGTTCGCAATAGAGAGCATATTACTATGGCTCTTGAAGGTCAAAAACCTTATGATGTATTAGTTACAGAAGAACAAAAACGTCAAAAGCTTTATGGTGATGCTCCAGAAATTGTTGCAGCTAAAGAAGCAAGAGCCGAACGACGTGCTGCTAAAGGTTTACCAAAGAGTATTGCGGATAGAGTTGATCGAGGTATGGTTGGTGCTCTTAATACTTATAAGTATGCTCTTGGTGAAATTGAACAAGGAGCTATTGATAAATATAATGCTAGAATTGCTGCTAAAGAAAATCCAAATACATTTAAAGGGTTTGATAAGTTTTGGCATAATTATCAAAAGACTAAAGGTTTTCCAAAGAACGCTACTGCAGAAGAGCAAGCGGCATTCCTTAAGTCTCATCATGACAAACTAGAACTAGTTGTTAACAAATTAATAGATCGTCCACATGATACTCCTGAAACATTTAAAGCAATGGAGTTAGTTAAAAAAGAATTTAAACGTTTAGATATATTAAATAGAGTTGAGGGTCTTTATGAAAAGACTAGACAAAATTATGTAACACATGCTCTTAATTTTAAAGACAGCGTTCTTAATAAAGAACAACAATTAAAACTAACTGATTGGTTATTTAATAATACAAGTGGTCCTAGATTTAATAGAGACTTTGCCCAGGCTCGTACTTATCGTTATATTAGAGACCTTGAAGCTAAATTAAGAACTGCAGGAGATGCCCTAGGTCTTGATACTAGAGGTGTTATTGTAGA